TCAAGGATCTTGAAAATAACACTCTTGATCCAGCTATTATTGCTACATCAGCATTTGTTACTAACCAATCTGGTTTCAATGTTTTAAGTAAGATGAAAGATGCAAATGGTGATTACTTAATTCAACCTAATGTAACTAATCCAGAAGTTAAGCAAATTGGTGGTCATATTGTACAAGTGATTGCTGATCGCTGGTTGCCAGATGTTTCAGGTTCACACCCACTTTACTTTGGTGACTTGAAACAAGGTATTACCTTATTTGACCGTCAAAGAATGTCAGTCACTCCAACTAACATTGGTGGTGGTGCATTTGAAACTGATACTACTAAGATTCGTTTCATTGATCGTTTCGATGTTCAACTAATTGATGATGGTGCATTTGCAGCTGCATCTTTTAAGACTGTGGCTGATCAAGCTAAGGGCGCTTCTGACACTGGTACCTCTTCAGGTAAGTAAAAGATAGGAAGTGATCAGCGATGACCACTATTTTAAAGGTTGACGATGAATTCAAACGGGTGTTGGGATATTTACCTGATGATGACATGCTCGATGATCAGTTAATTCAGCGCATGGCATCTGCTCTTGATGCTGCCGAAATTTACGTACAGGGAGCTGTGGGTGAAAATAAAGCAGATTTTTATCAAAATGAAAAAATTCTTCCACTTTATAAGCTCGCTTGTTATGCAATTGGAGCAAACTGGTTTAATCATCCGTCAACTGCAGTATCTTCCACGACAGCAAAAGCCATTATTGGTCAGCTCCGTGGTTCTTACGATGAGAGCGAGGCGAGTGATGATGGTTCAACTACAGAATCCAGATCGACTAACGGAACCAATTAACTTCGGTACTGTGGATGATCAGGATTATGACGTAAACGGTGTGTTGAAAAATACATTTGTACAAATAGGAAATCCCACTTTATGTGGTCGGTGGCATTTAACTACTTCACAAATGATTCAACAGGCTGGCTTACAACAGACTAATTCATTCATTGTCGTTGTACATCATCGCAGATCGTGGGAAGGAATCACTCATGCCAAATTGAGTGGGACTGTATATGAGGTGTCTGATATTAATCAGGACCCATACAGGAACCCTACAGCTTACGATCTGCTCACTCTTACTAAAGTGGGTGAGAATGATGGCTGACTTAGATGAAGATTTGCTTAAATGGTATGAGCAAGTTGAGAAAACTGCCAAATTAACACCTGCTCAAAAAGCTCAAATTACTGGTGCAGGTGCTAAAGCATTTGCTAACAGCTTAAAGCAAACAACTCCAATGAGTAGTGAAAATTATAGTGGCGGTCGGTCAGTAGGGCATAATAATCAATTGCATGGCAAAAAACCACGTAAGACTAAGCATTTGAGAGATTCAATTACTTATAAGCCAGGCTTTACTTCTGACAAGCTTTTTTCTGGTAATACTTCTGTTGGCTTTGAAGATAAATATCAAGCTATGGTGGCTCGTTTTGTTAATAACGGAACTGCTGGAATGAGCCAGAAAAAAGTTAAGAACATGCATTTTATTGAAAAAGCCCAAAATCGAGCTAAAAACGAAATGCTTAAAGCTGAGGCCGAAAAATATAAGGAAGTGATGGGCTTATGACAGTAGTCTATGAGGTGTCTCAGGATTTAAATCAAGCAGGCATTAAGGGCTTAGGTCAAGCTTATCCTTTCAGGATTCCTCCAAGTTCTTTAGTAAAATACCAAGACAAAACTTTAATTGCTGTCTCTGAAGTGTTGGAAAATCCAACTGAGCATGGTAGCAATATTTATAATGAAATGTCGGTACAGATTCAAGTAAAAATCTGTTATCCGATTGGTAAACACATTAATACGGACGTTTTTGAACAATCAATAGCGTCTTTTTTTATGCAAAAAGATTGGCTCAGACAAGCAAACAGTGGACATTACATTGACGAGTCTGGGCACGCAGAAATTGATTTATTTTTTAAAAGGAGATTTTAAAACATGGAAATTACAGGTTTAAATGACTTCATCGTGTGGATGTATGATAAATACGGTAATGTAATCACTGATCCAGATTCTGGTGGTTTTCCATACGATGGCGACAAGGGTAAGGTATTTACCAAAACAGGACAAGAAATTAAGGGTCTGTTCAAGGTTGACTTGCAATCATCACTTGGTGCTACTCAAGCTAATATCACTGGTTTAGCTCCATCAGTTAACCGTGTTTATGGTTCTAACTTTGTTGCTGAAGTAAATTCAGGTGCAGAACAACCTTCAATTGCTTTAGCTGCAAATGATATTCCACACGGCGTTTATGATCTTTTGACGGGTCTTAAGAAGGATCAAAATGGTGGCTATGCTCGTAAAGGTAAAGTTGAATCAGCTACTGGTGGTGTCATTGTTCACTCATATAACACTCACAAGAGCGTTGATATGTATATGGCATTTCCAATGGGCTCATTCGTACCTGGCGAACTTAACATGGGTACTAACACTGAAAATCCTAATGTTGTCCACGATGCGTTGACTTTGAACGCTCAAGCTCGTGGTAAGGACCAATTGCTTTATGAAAAGTTCTATTCAGATGAACAAGGCTTTGATGTTGATCAGATGATCGCTTATATCACTGGCGCTAGTGTAACTGGTGCTACTTCATCCCCCAAAGTAGGCGCTTAGTTAATTAGCTGGGTGGGTAGTGGCAGGTAAATCTTAATAGCTATTAATTAAGGAACGGCTTAAGCCGTTCCTTTTCTTTCGAAAGGAAAATTAAAACATGTCAGTAAAAGTAAACGGAAAGAAATTGCATCTAACTACATTTGAAATTCCAACAACGGGTAAAAACATTCGTAAGTGTTTAGTAGCACAAAAGAATTTTGCAGAAGTTGGTGAAGTTATTGATCACGTTAATACTGATGATGACGATTCAATGATTAAGGCATTAGATGCTCAAATTAAATTAATCGACACTTACACAGAATTCTTAAAGCCGATTTTGCACTTGTCAGATGAACAAGCAAAAAAAGTAGAAGATTCAGATTTTAATGACGTGGTTGAATTTACTAATGAAGTAATTGGCAAGGTCTTAGGTTACGACTCTAGTAAAAGCACAGAATCAGAAGATAAGTGATGAAGATCCTGCTAGAGCATATGAACAAATGATCGAGGACTTTGATTACTCGGAGCAACAAATGATCCTAAATGCTCATATGTCTGTGGATGAATTTGAAAACACCGATTACTACAGACTAATCGAAATTATGAATGCAAAACCACGGGATAAGCGTCCTAAGACGTTGTGGGAATTTGCAGACAATTTAGACAAAACAGAAAGGAGGTAAATGAATGGCAGGAAATATTCCAATGGGATCCATGTCAACTGAAATCAAGTTAAATGGCTCTCAATCAGTTAAAACTTTACGTGAATTAAAACAAGCCGTTACTCAAGCCACTAGTGCTTGGAAAGCTCAAAGAGCTGAACTGTCTACTATTGGCAAGTCAACAGAAGCTGCAGAAGCTAAGTATAAAGGCTTAGCAGAAACGATTAAAAAGCAAAAAGATTATATTTCTGGTTTGCAAGAAGCTCAAAAGCACTTAACAGAAGCCCAGAAGTCTGTTGATCGTTCTACTAAAGAAGGTCGGCAAGAATACGGTAAGTATAATGAAGCTTTGCAGAAAAATGAAACTAGAATTCATTCTGCTGAGCAAAAATTAGCTTCATTAACTAATCAGCAAACTAAAGCTAAGTCATCTTTGAACTATTACAAGTCTGGTTTAGCTGATGTTCAAAAACAATTAAAAACTAATGAGTCAGTTGCTAAGTCTTACGTGGTACGACTTGAAGCAGAGGGTAAAGGCTACGAGTCTGCAAAAGCTAAATTAAATTCTTATAAGGATTCTTTAGCTAATTTACGTAAGCAACAATCTATTCAAACTAGTGAACTCTCTCGTATTGCTCGTGAGACAGGAAAATCAAGCGATGCCTATAAACGTCAAGAGGTCAGAGTTAATCAAACCGCAACTAGCATTGCTAAATTAAACAGCAAGATTAAATCTAGTCAAACTGAAGTTAATAAATTAAATCCTCATGGTTTTAATAAATTAGCTAATGGTGCCCAACATGTAACTAATGTGGCTGAAAAAATGAAATCAGGTTTAAAACATGCCTGGGATAATGTTAAAACTGGCGCAACTGCCGCAGCTGCTGGCATTGGTGCTGTGGGTGCAGCTGCTCTCTCTGGTGCTAAAAAAGCTGGTAATTTACAACAAGTCTATAAAGAAATCACTAACTTAGCAGTTACTGGCGGTGAGAAACAACGTGAAGCGATTAAAAATGTAACTGCAATGCAACGTCAAGGTCGTGATATGTCAATCAAGTACGGCAAATCACAACAAAACATTGCAGAAGCTTTCGAAGATTTAGTAAAGCGTGGTTACACCACTAAGCAAGCCTTAGGGGCTATGCGAACCGAATTACAAGGCTCAGTTGCTTCAGGTGACGATTTCAAGGACGTTGTATCTGTATCAAGTACTGTGCTTGAATCTTTCGGTATGCGTGCTAAGACAGTTGCTCAAATGACCAGCAATACTAAGCGTGCGGTTAACGAATTAGCTTATGCGGCTGATATGACTTCCACAGGATTTAAAGACTTAGGATATGGGATGTCCTATGTCGGATCATCTGCTCATCAAGCAGGTTTCAACTTATCTGAAACTGCTAGTGCAATGGGTATCTTAAGTAATAATGGTTTGGAAGCGTCAAAAGCTGGTACTGGACTTAATCAGGTTATTAACCGTTTGTCTGATGCTACTGGTAAGTTAGTTAAGGGCGATAAAAAGAATGCGTTAGCTAAATTAGGTATCAAACCTAAAGAAATTACTGATTCAACTGGCAAACTTAAAAACTTAGCTACTGTCTTTGGTGTTTTAAATAAACACATGAAAGGCATGACTAAGGTTCAAAAAATTAATATCATGAAATCCCTCTTTGGGATGACTGGTGAACAAGCTGGTTTAATCTTAGCTAAGTACAACAAGCAACTTGGTTCATTAAGTAAGAATGTTCTTAAAGCTGGTAAGAATGGTAAATATGTCGCTGATTTGTCTGCTAAAAATAGCCAAACTGCAAAAATGCAGATGGCTAGGTTAAAGCAGGCTGGGAATGCATTTGCCATGACTCTTGGTGCAAAAATGCTACCAGCAATTAATGAAGCTGGCGATTCTTTAGTTGTCTTTTTAACTAAGTCAAAAGATGGAAAACGTCTTACTAATGATTTTGCTAAGGCTGTGGAAGGCTTAGCAACTGCTTTAGCTAATACAATCAAATGGATTGCACATCACAGAACAGAAACTAAATTAATTGCTGAAGGCTTGGGCGCTGCTTATGGTGTTGTAAAGTTAGCCAGTTTTGTCCAATGGCTTAATAAAACTCGTCTTGCTTTCAAAGGTTTAAGCATTGGCTCCAAGCTACTAAGTGGCTGGGATAAATCTCTAATTCATTTATCCAATGCTAAAACTAGAATCGGTAAAATTGCTTCTGCAATTGGCAAGCTAAACGGTAAATTTCTAAGTGTTGGTAAAAAACTTGGAACTGCTTTAGGCAATGGACTTAAGAGCGTTGGCGACAAAGCTTTATCTGCTGGCAAATTCCTTGGTTCAAAAATCACTCAAGGAATTAAAGCAACTATGAAATTTAGCATGGGCAAACGTCTTGCCACTGGTGCTTTAGCTGGTGCAGCAGTTGCCACTCCTGAAGTGGTTAATGCTATAAAAGACCGTCGCTCTGCTAATAAACGTTCACAGGACATTGGCGGTGCTGTGGGTGCATTAGCTGGTGGTACATTAACCAGCATGATACCTGTAGTTGGACCGCTTTTAGCTCCTGTTGGGGCTATTATCGGTAAATATGCTGGTCAATGGGGCGGTAAAGCCGTTAATAGTTTCACTAAAGGCTGGCAGAAAAACAAGCCACCTAAAAAGTTCTGGTCTCTTGAAAATCTTGGCTACTCTGCCCATAACATGTGGAAGGGATTTAAGAAATCCGTTACTAATGTTGCTAAATGGTTCAAGAAAAATTGGAAAGAAGTTGGAGTTTACTTTATTAGCCCACTCGTCGGCGCTATCAACTCACTGTATAAACACAACAAGAAATTCCACAAGTGGGCAAATGACTTAGCTAAGGGCTTTAGAAACGCATGGAAGGGCATGACTAAGTGGTTTAAGAACTTAGGCAAGAATATGGCTAAGGGACTTAAGTCAGCTTGGAAAGGTATGGCTAAATGGTTTAGTAACATTGGCAAGGGCGTGCGTAATGCATGGCATTCAATGACCAGTTGGTTTACTAGACTTGGTTCTGCTATGTCTAGGGGACTTAAAGCCACATGGCATACAGTAGCTAGATGGTTTGGCGGTATTGCTCGTGGAGTCCAACGTGTTTGGTCAGGAGTGCCCCACTTCTTTGGTCGTGTAGGTTCTGCATCAGTAAGACTATTTAAATCAGCATGGCATGGCGTTACTTCATGGTTTGGCGGTATTATCAACGGTATCAAGAAAGCATGGGATAATTTCTTCGGTGGCATCAGTAGTACCGTTAAAGTCATCGGTAAATTGCTTGGTGGCAAGGTTAAGGTTGGTAATGTTCATTTAGCAAATGGTACTGATTGGAAGAAGCGTTATGGTTATCCAGCTATCTTAAATGATGGCTCAGATAGCCCAGCCACAGGCAATCGTGAGGGCATTCTTAATCCTGACGGCACTGTGGAAGTTCAACAAGGCACTAATGTACCTCGCTGGATTTTCCCATGGCAAGATGTAATCAATGCTCACGATATGGCCCGTATTTTTGGACGCTCAGCACGTTTAGCTAACGGTACAGTTAACTTACGCAGTCTTGAAACTAACGACCCTACAAAGCTCTTATCAACTCTGACAAGACTTATCAAAAAGAAATACGATGAAGATCGGCAACATCACGAAAAACAGAGACAACGTCATGATCGAAATGATAATGACAGAGCTGTTGAACGTGAGCGTCTTATTAAACAAGAACACGATGCTAAATCCGAAAGAACTAAAATTGCTAAAGAAATCCGTGAGGCTTTAAGTAAAGGCAGAAATACTAAAGGCTTAACTGCTCAATTTAATGCATTAACTAAACATATTTCTAACTTTAAACATTCGATTGCTAAAACAAACCCTCATCATGGTCAAGTGTACGTTGACGAAGGTCTTTTGATTGGTGCAAAGTCAAGAATTGGTAAATCCAAGTGGATTAGTGATGCATTATTTAAGAAACTGACTACTAAGCCTAAGGCAACTCATAAACGGGCTTCCACAAGAAAGCATAGAACTACTAGAAGACGTTCCTATAGTTCACGTTCTTACTCTTCTGTATCTGTTCCTAAAGTACGCACTTCAAATGTATCTGTTGGAGTCAGTTCTAAATCAGTAATTGTGTCCGCTAAAGTTGTGGGTACTAAAAATGTTAAGGCTCTTGAAAAAACAATGAAGCGGATTAAGGGCGGTACTCGCAAGATTACTGTTAAAGCTAAAGGTAGTAAGTCGCTTAAATCACTTGCTAAAACTGTTAAAAAAGTTAAAGGCAAGACAAGCTATATTAAAGTTAAAACTTCTGGTACTCATAGTCTTAAATCTTTAAGTAGTCATATTGCATCTGTACATGAACGAGTAAATTCTTTAAACAAATCTGTTAAAAAGACCAAATTTGGTACTGATATTGCTGAACAAGCTGGAAAAGCTACTAAGGCTTTAAAAGGTGAAGGCAATTTTGCTAAAGTAATCAATATCATGTCTAAGAAATCTACTAAAGATTTCAAGGACATGGTTAAGAGCATTAACAAAGATACAAATAAAATCAGAAAATCTACAGAATCTGATTTCTCTAATATGTACAAAAAATCCTATTCATCTATGAATAGGCTGCACAGTGGTGTAATTAGATTAGCAAAGTCTACTGCTAGTGGTTTTGGCAATGCTATGAAGAAAATGGTTAGTTATGCTAGTGATTCTATGAGAGGAACTATTAGACAGATTAACCGTGGTATTCGTGGCATTGACCGTGTATTGAAGCAATTTGGTGGTAACAGTAGTGTTATCAACCCAGTTCACTTTGCTGGTGGTACTGATGCTAATGGCCGCTTAACTCATGATACTTTAGCAGTGGTTAATGATGCTACTACTGGTCCACGGCAGGAAGCAATTGTAACTGACCAAAATGATGTCATTATTCCACACGGCGATAATCGTCCAATGATGCTACGCAAAGGCTGGGGCGTTTTAAATGGCACTCAAACTCAAAGCTTAGGGCTTCCACACTTTGCTAAGGGTACTGGCGTTAAGAAAGATGCGCTTAGAAAATTAGCTGAAAATTCTTTGAAGCATTTTGCTGATAGTTTCAAATCAATGTTCACTAAAAACATTCCTTCAAGTGGCTCAGACTTGACGCAAGGTGCAACTGACTTAGGCAAAAACTCTGGCACTCACTACGGTAATCCGTGGAGCAATGCAATGTGGACGGTCATTAATAATGCCATTGGCACTGGTGGCGGTACACGAGCAGCATTTCTTAGATATGCTAAAGAAACTTTTGATGGTGTTAAATACTTAATGGGTGCTGCAAGCAAGACATTATCTGACTGTTCAGGTATGGTAATGCAGGCTTTGAGACACTTCGGAATTGATATTGGTCGTACTACTGTTGATATGGCTAACAGCTCAGGTACTAAATACTTAGGTAAATCGCTATCTAAGACTAAACCAGGTGACCTTGTAATTTTCGGGCATGGAACTGGTGCAGCAGGTCACGTTGGCATCATCAATAATCCAGCTAAAGGTACAATGTTCAACGAAACACCACCTTATGCAAGAATCAGTAAGATTTCTGATGCGATGAGCATGGGCTATGGCTATTACAGAGTTAAAGGCTTGCACGATGCTTCCAAGAATCATCCCAAAGCTGATCCTCGTTTGATGGCTTTAGCAAAGCGTGAACTTGGTCATAAAGCTTTAAGTTGGATAAGTGATACATTATCTGAAAATGAAGGCTCAATGGCTGGTAAACCAACTGGTGATCACTTGCATTGGATGAAACAAGCTCACATTCCTGAAAAAGATTGGTCAAGCATTAACTGGATTGTAAGCTCAGAATCTGGCTGGAATCCTCATATTGTCAACCCATCCAGCGGTACTTATGGTTTAGGACAGATGCAAAGCTATAACTTGCATTATTACACTAGACATGGATCTAAGAGCAATCCTATTGCACAATTAATGGGCATTATGGATTATATTCATGATCGTTATGGTTCAGTTGCTAATGCTGTAAGATTCAGAAAGGCTCATAACTGGTATGCTAATGGTGGCATTGCTAACACACCAAGCATATTTGGCGAGGCAGGACCAGAAATGGCAATTCCACTAATTCCAAGTAAGTCTACACGTGCTTGGGAGTTAATTGGAAAAGCAGTTGGTATTTTATCTGCTAATAGTAATTTCAATAACCAACAACAAGTAAATTCAAAAGAGCAAAAAGAGGAACACGACTTTAGACAAGCCGTGCTTTTGCTTTTGACTGAAATTGCAGGCAAGAGCGATGTGGCAAAAATTACTCTTACTACACCAGCTGGTCGGGCACTTTGGTCAATTATTCAGCCATTTCAAAAACAAGACATGAAATCAGAAATTACAAGATTAAGGAGGGGATTAAGCGGTGGAAGATAGTTATGCAAATTTAATTTATCAAGGCAAAAAATCAAGTGATTTAGGTGTTTTGATTCAATATCCTTTTAATTTAACTCATCCGATTCCTGATATTGATCCTACTCATATCAAAGGAAGATCTGGTGATTTTCTTCAATCTGATAATTCGTATCAAAATGTTACTGAAACATTTAACTGTATAATTCAGCGTCAACCTGGTGTTAGTCAGTTTGATACAGAACGTCAAATAATCGATTGGCTGGCTAGCCCAGTTAGTCAAGGCAGAAAGCAATATCAATATCTGCAATTCGATATTGATCCAGGGTACGTCTATAACGCAATTCTGCAAAATCCGCCTTCAATTCAGTGGAATGAGAATACTGACACAATGGCAACTGGTCAGATCACATTTTATTGTGAACCGTTCCAATATCGAATTAATGGAATTGACTATGTACCGCTCCCTGATAACGGCACAGTTATCAATGAAGAAGTGCAAAACGCAGTTCCTAATTGGCACTTTATAGCTAATGGAACTTTTATTTTGAATGTAAATGGCTATGAGTATGAATTTGACAATATGTCTGGTGAGTTTTGGCTCAATGGCGACACAGGAGATGCGTATGACTCAAAAAACAATTTATTCAATAGTCAGATAAAATTTCCTAATCTAGCACCGCCAAAACTAATTCCTGGCAAGAACACGATCACAATTACTGCTGATTCAGGTTCAACGATTACAAAAGCTGAGTACATGCCTAGATGGAGGAGGTTGATTTAATGGCAAAAATCGAAATTGGGACAATACCTGAAGTTAATTTTGACAAATATGATACTTATCTCGACTATCCTCACTTGTATAGCAGCTTAAACGATGATTTTTCTACGCCAGGATTAACTTTATCTGATGCAATCAGTGTTCAAGTTACCTGTTCTTACAATCAGTATCCAATGCTTACCATGACTTATCCGAGAGATGGTATCCATATGAATGATATTCAGGAAAACAAGTATTTGATGGAAGATTGTGATTATCGATTTACCCACCAGTTATTTAAAATCACTCATATCACACCTGATTTGGACCAAGTAATTGTGGAAGCTAAACACATAGCAGCTACCTTAAACGATTCAACTGTACCAAGTGCCATTCAAATGCAAAATGGCACAGCACAGGACGTAATGAACCAAGTATTGAATGTGATGCAACCACAACGTGATTTTACTTTCCATAGTAATGTCACAAAAGTAGCTAGTGTAAACATCGAAAAGAATCAGCAGGCAGGAGCTATCTTAATCAATCCAGACCAAGAAGGCGATAACCCTACTGATTCAGTTTTGGGCTATTTTGGTGGCGAGCTTCAGTTTGACAATTTTGATATCTATCATGATGAACACTTAGGTCAAAATAAAAATATTGTCATTAGTTATGGTAAAAACCTACAGTCGTTTCAGCGTGATATCAATACTGAAAATATGTGGACTGGTGCGGTCTTTACTGCTACTTATACTCCAGGGCAAGCTATTGCTAAAGAAGATTGGAGTGGCTGGGCTAGTTGGCAGAGTGACTACTCCAGTGTAGGTACTTATTCAGCTAATGGCTCAATCGATGTCTACGATTCTCCTGTGGAAGGACATCACTCAATCGGTCAAATAACTACAGGGACTCAGCTAAAGCTTGGTGAGGTCGTCCACAATGGAGACATGACACCTGATGGCAAGTATCAGATCAACACGGTTAATAGTGATGATTGGTATCCAATTGAAGGCGGTGGCTGGGTAGATGCACGCTGGATTAATTTTGATACCAGTGGTAGCTACATTGTTAACAGTGTTACTGGTGATGCTACTGTGCAGGCTAACAGTCCTTATGATGAATCTGGTGCAGGCACTCGTGTAAGCATGAGTGGTACTGCTGTAGTTGCATATAAACCTGGTGGTTCAATTCACGTTTATGCTTCACCTGAAATTGGTCCTGATCATGTGAGAATTCCTAACTGGACTGTTAAAAATGGTACAGTTATACACTATGACATGGTTGAACGTAATCAAAATGGAGACTTATGGTATCGAATTGGTCCTGGGCAATGGCTTTATGGTCCGCATCTTTCCTTGACGCAAGAGGGAGCGTATAAGTCATACACCAACTCAGGCTATGGCTACTTAAAAGATAAGCAGGTTTTATACCATTGGGATAAGAAAAATTACAAGATGACTGCTACTACTAAGACAGTTGACTTAGCTAAAAGTAAAAACAAGAAATCCAAGAATTATTGGAAGACTAAGCAAAAGAAGGTCAAAGTTACTGCTCATAAAGGTAGAGTTATCGTTGATCGTACTATTGTTCAAGATGGCAAAACTTACATGCATACCAAGTATGGGTGGGTATCATCTGGAGCAATTGATTATCATAAAAATGGTTCTGTAAAACCTAAAAGTTATGATCAGATTATTAATCAAAAAGTTCAAGATCATAGTAAAGTTGAAATTTATGCTACTCCTGATAGTCGAAATGCTTTGAACTGGTCAATCCCCAACGGTGCTAGCTCTGCAAATGGTGATTTTACAGTTAATGGTCATGAAGCAAAAGGCGGAGATGGCAAGACCTATATCGAAGTCACTTATCATGGAAAAACTGGCTGGCTAGTGGAAGACAATATCAATAGCGATAAGTCTACCTTAAACTCAGCCGATGATAGTAACGATGAAAATTCTGATACAAACAGTGGACCAACTAATGTTGATTTATCACAAAAAGAAGTAACAGTTACAGTCGGACCACTCTATGCTGATGGTTTTGGCAATAATCCAAATGTTGATAAAGTTAATTCTGTTGATTTATCAAGTAATTTCATACATGACGATCAAGACCTATCTGGGCAACAACCTGATGGGTCTTTTGCTCCTACGCAAGCTGATATACAGCAGCTTACTAAATTAGGGCAGGATTATATTATTGAACACAGATATGGTCATCCAGAAGTTCAAGATACATTGAGCTGGCAAGAAATGTCAGGTATCAATGCTGATTGGACTCAAGTTGGTTTGTATGATTATGTCATTGCACAATTTGATAAATATCATTTATCAGAACGTGAGCAGATCAACACTACCGTCTGGGACGGCTTAGCCCATCATTTTGTTAATGTTTCGATTGGTAAATTGCCAATTACTTGGCAGCACTTACTACTTCAACAGGCTAAAGAGCAAACTTCCACAGCTATACAAGGACAAGCTGGTAGAACTCAAGGCTGGCTTAATCGTTTTGAAGATATGATGCATTCTGAAAAGTCAGATCGTAGAGCTAAAGAAAATGCCATGATGGAAGACTTGGGAATGCTACAACATGATGTTACTTGGAAAGATGACAAAGGCAAGGAACACAAGTTAAAAGATGTATTCCTTGAAACACGTAAAGATTTTGAAGATCACTTCCAGCAATTAGATGATGATGCCAGCGATATTAAATCTTGGATTGATGCACCTGGCGAAGGCATTATTCAAGCCTTACCTAACTGGCAAGCACCTCAACAGCTTACTGCACGTTCGAGCAATGGTGGAAAAATGGTGTTTGGCGGTAATGGCTTGGAATTCTACGATGAACGATCGCAGAAGCTTTTAACTGGTATGGACAGTCGTGGTAAGTTGTATGCTGACTCGATCGAGGGCGTAAAAGTCAATGCAATGGAAATCGATGCGCTTTTAATGCACGGAAATTTAAAGAGTGAAGATCCAAACGGTTCAATGAAAATTTACATTGGTACTCAAAACCCTGGCTCTACGCTGAATCCTTGGAAATCAGGGCGAGTCATTTGGGCGGTATCTGATAATTATTCAAGTATGGTCAGCTCTGGGCAAATTGCTACAACGAACGGTGCTGATGTTACTCGTATACACCCAAGTGCAATTACTGTGGCTGACGATGACAATCAAGTTTTAACTCAAGAAAACTTTGCGGCTCACGCTTACAGAAGAATTAAGTCTTGGGTCAAACTCTGGATTGCTGATTGGATCACAATTAACGGCAAAAAGCACACAATCTGGAAAGGCATTGACAATGGTGCTTATATGGGTAAGCTAAGAGATTTGCCTGGTCAAGGCAAAAATAATTACTCTTACACACCAGGATCCAATGATGATTATGGTTCTGACGAGGGTGCTGAAGGTGACGGTACTGATTTAGGTCGATTTGCAACGCCAAGCGATATTCAAATTAGCCAGCAAGAGATGCAAAGCCTGCAGAGTTCAATCAATTATTTAAATAACCGCATTTCAGGCCTTACACCTCCTGATCCTTCAATAGGTGGTTCAACTGTAATTGGTTCTAGCGATAAATCCAGCATGCTTACTTATACTGAAGCTAGAAACCTTGGTTTACCAACTGGAGTAGAATTAGGCACAAAAGATGTGGGCCTCGATGGGAATACGTATATATACTTAATATACACTCCAACAGGGAATGCTCATTGGTTTAGAACGTGAGGAAAATGACATGCAAGATAAATTAACTGAGACTTTAGCAGTAAATACAGGCAATATGATTGCTAGTTTAAACTTGCAAGTTGCTAAATTACAAACTGCTCATGAAGAGCAAGATGAAGAAATTACTAAGCTAAAGGCAGAAAACGATAAGTTAAAGATTGAAAATCAAGCGCTAAAAAAGGAAGTGATGAAAAATGAGCCTAGCGCAAATAACACTAACAACAAACAAATCAATAAGTAGTGTTGGCGATTATGTTCGAAAAATTGGACAAGGCGAAAAAGGACAGATTTTGCCTGTTTTAGTCACCGATGCAAATGGCTCTGCTTACGACTTAACTGGCAAGAATCTAGTTTTTTCTGAGAATAAAGATTCAGGTGCGATCATAGTAGATGATGGTTCAGACGTTAATTCGGGCAAGTTTACTCCAGTTGACTTAAAAAATGGTCGATTTGACTATACTTTGCAAAAACAAGTCTATATGGAAGATGGAGTATGCTGGTTTGATATAACCAATCAAGATGGGACCGTAGTTGATACAACACGATCCTTTAAGTTTGTCGTGATTCCCGATGTTAAGATTCATGTCAATAGCGATAGCTATGTATCAAGTCTTGATGGATTAATTACACACGTTAACAGCGCTGGTAATAAGGCTATCGAAGATATTAACAATTTGATAACTCAATTAACTAGTGAAGTTAATGCTAAAAAGAGCGAAGCAGATAATATTTCTAGTCAGTTGACTAAGAAGTTTGACGATAAGATTACTGATTTAAACAATCAACTATCCGATTATCAAACAAAATATAACAAGCTATCAACTGAGTGGG